TCAGCGGCCCCGGCATCCTCGGTGAAATCGATGACCCCACCATCGGTCACTTCGGTTCGCAGGAGATGGAGATTCCGTTCCGCAACATCACCGATGACACCTTCGTTCTGATGAACCCCGGCGATGAGGTCAACCTCACTCTCCGTGGCTCTATTCAGATTACCACCAACGGTGGCGGTGTCGACTATGTCGGTATGCGTGTCGTTGTGCGTGGTAAGTGCAAGGCCTTCACTGGCGGCACTGTCAAGCAGGGCGGTGCGATGGGCAGTTCCGTTAAATTGGAGCTAACCTACATCCGCATCGACCTCAACAGCGAACCCAAGGTCGAACTGGACAAGCTGAACAGCGTCTACAAGCTGAACGGCGTCGATATTCTTGAGAAAGCGAGGTCTCTGTGCTAATGGCTGACAAGAACATCAAAAACGAGAACCCTTATGTTCTCACATTCGGAAAACCTTACACTTTCGAGGAGGAGACGGTCGAGAGCATCGACCTCTCCGGCATCGAGGACATCACCGCCGCAGACATGATTGCGGCCCAGAAGGTCATGAGCAAGGGCGGCACCGTTGAGGCGTTGCCCGAAATGTCCCTCCAGTACGCCTGTGTCATTGCGGCCCGTGTCACGAAGAAACCCATCGAGTTCTTTACTGGTCTCCCTGCGAGGGAGGCTATCAAACTGAAGAACATCGTCACGGGTTTTATTTTCGGCGCGGACTAACAGGATTAGACGCGCCGGACTTACGCAAAGCGTGTTTGAACCTGTCTCTCATCACGAAGGCAGGGATTGATTACTTTCTCTCCCTGCCCGTTGATGAGTTAATCGAACTGGCAAAGGAGGTGGCAGAGCATGGCAAGCAAAGAGTACGAACTCGCCATTAAAATCGCAGGCAAGGTCGACAGTTCCTTTAAGAATGCGACCAAGAGTGCGGAAAAAGAAGTGAAGTCGTTATCGGCCAGTGCAAAGACCGCCTTCAAGGGCATCGCTATTGCCGGGGCCGCCATCACCACTGCCGCCCTCGCAGCAGGCAAGGCACTGTATGACCTCGGAGCGGAGTTCGACAACGCCTACGACACCATCCGCATCGGGACAGGTGCGACAGGCGAAGCACTCGAAGATTTGAAGGGGAGCATGAGGGATGTATATTCCTCCGTGCCGACCGACATGGAGAGTGCAGCGCAGGCGATTTCCGACTACAACACTCGCCTCGGACTGACAGGCGATGAGTTGGAAACCTTGTCGGCGCAGGCAATTCAAGTCTCGGATATGCTCGGCGATGACCTCGGCGGTGTTATCGAGGCATCCTCGCAGTCGTTCCAGATATTCGGTCTGAACGCAGACGAGATGTCCGACAGCATGGATTGGCTCTTCAAAGTATCCCAGTCTACAGGCATCGGATTTACTGAACTCACCTCGCTCGTACAGAGCAACGGTGCCGCCTTCCAACAGATGGGTTTCTCCTATAACGAATCGGCAGCAATGCTCGGTCGCTTGGAGAAGGCAGGTTACGAGACAAGCACAGTCATGACGGCTATGACCTATGCGGTCAAAGCCTCGGCGAATATGGGTCTTGAAGCGCAGGACGCATACGCCAAGTATTACGATTCAATCAAAAACGCAAACAGCGAGACAGAGGCTATCAGCCTCGCTATGGAGTTGTTCGGCTCTCGCTCCGGCACGGTAATGGCACAGGCCATCCGAGACGGAACACTGGCAATGGAGGACTTCATGGGCGAACTCGAAGCCTCCTCGGAGACCATCAACGGTGCAGCCACGGATACATACGACCTCGCAGAGAAGTGGACAATGTTCACGAATAAGATGAAGGTCGCTCTTGAGCCTATGGCCACAACCATGTTCGATTCGGTCAACGATGCCATAACAGCCCTGCTACCTGCGGTCGAGGCTTTGATGCCCGTTATCACGGACGGTCTGGCCGCCATCATCCCGGCAGTTGAGGAACTCGTACCCGTGGTGGTCGATTTTGCGGCCCAGTTCGCAAGCGATATCATACCGATACTCTCGGAACTGATATCCTCTGTGCTGCCGACCGTGACCTCACTGCTGAAGGGTGTCCTCCCGGTGGCGATGCAGTTGATTTCTGCGGTTTTGCCGCCCATAGTCTCGCTCATAAACAAATTGCTCCCACCTTTGATGCAAATCGTGGACGCAATTTTGCCTGTGGTCTCCACTTTGATATCGACCCTGGCCCCTATCATAACCACTCTGTTCGATGCACTGACCCCTGTATTCGACCTCTTGATAATGCTCCTGCCGCCAATAGCGAACATCATCTCGCTGTTGTCCCCGATTATCACCTTAATCGGCGAACTGGTAACGACCATCATCAGCGGTCTGGCCCCTGTCATCGAGTTCATTTCCGGCTTAATCGGCACGGTTCTGAACACGGCATTCGCATCCATTATGCCCGTCATCGAGGGCGTGACCGCCATTTTCGGCGGCTTGATAGACTTCATCACCAACATTTTCTCCGGCAACTGGAGTGCGGCGTGGGAGTCCATCGTTGGGGTGTTCGGTAACATATTCGGAACGCTTGCAAATATCGCAAAAGTCCCGATTAACGCCGTCATCTCGGCTATCAACTGGTGCATCGAAAAAATCAACGGCATTTCTGTCACCGTCCCGGACTGGATTCCGGGTCTTGGCGGTAAGACCTTCGGATTTAATATTCCTACCATCCCACTCCTCGCAGAAGGCGGTGTCGTAACAGATGCCACTCTCGCTATGGTCGGTGAAGGAAGCGAGCCGGAGGCCGTACTTCCCCTGTCCAAGTTGGCAGGTATGCTCGAAGGCTTTGTGCATCACACCGAAACGGATAACTCCGTATCGAGCAGCACGAGCCAAAGCGAAAGCATCAGCTTTGCCCCGGTGTTCAATTTCTACGGAGATGTGAGCAAGGAGCAGGCTGTCGAGGCGGGCCGCATCAGTTTTGAGGAGTTCAAGAGGCTCTATAATCAGATGGTGTCGGAGAACCGCCGAAAGAATTTTAGTATGGCGTAAAGGAGGTGCTGTATGAAAGGCAAGACCTACACAACCATTCAAGGTGATGCGTGGGACGCTATCGCCTACAAGGTGTATGGAGACGAGTCCTACACTGGGTGGCTCATGCAGCACAACCTTCCTCTCTTGGACACCTTCGTGTTCGGAGCAGGCGTTGTGCTGAACACCCCCGACCTGCCGGAGGGCGATACTTCTACTGATGCACCGATATGGAGGACGAGCGTATGAACACACGAAGTGCTACTGTCGACCTCACTTGGAACGGAGCAGCGGTTACAAGTAAGATGGCAGGCATGGTAACAAATTTCACTTATACTGACCCGGCAAGCGGTGAAGCGGACAGCATCGATATCGACATCCAAGACAGAGACCGCAGATGGATTTCGTCTTGGATGCCGACTGCCGGAGACTCATTGTCCGCAAAGATTAAGCTGCAGAATTGGGGACGAGAGGGTAACAATCGCTCCCTTTTCTGCGGCTTTTTTGTTTTAGATGACTTCAGCTTCAGAGGTTGGCCCGTGAATGGCAGCATCTCTGCCGTGTCGACCCCTGCCGACAGTGCGTTCCGTGAGACGCAGCGCACCAAGACGTGGGTCAATGCGACCATCAAAGAGATGGCTACGGAAATCGCAGGCAAGGCAGGCATCGCTCTGTTTTGGGATGTGCAAGGTGCAGAGTTCACCATAGAATCCATCGAACAGTCCAAAAAAACGGACTGCGAGTTCTTGATGTCCCTCTGCGACACCTACGGCTACTCGATGAAGGTGTATGCCAACAAAATCGTCATATTCGACCGTGAGGAGTACAAGGCAAAGGGTGTGGTGGCAACATTCGCTCCCTCGGACTTGGAGTCCTTCAGTTGGAAATCGACCCTTGCAGGCACATACACTGGCGGCGAGTACACCTACACGCAGCAGTTGAGCGAATACGACATCGTTGCCAAGGTTGGCGGCGGCAACCGTATCCTCAAGATGTCCGGCAAGGCGGACAGCGTTGCCGATGCCGAGCGAAAGATTAAGGCAGCGGTCAACAAGGCTAACCACGGTGCTACGAGTATGCAGGTGACCATTATGGGCAACGCCTCGCTCTATGCAGGGCAGTGCATCAACATAACGGGCCTCGCAAAGCTGTCTGGCAAGTACTACATAGACAAGGTTACACACAGCCTTGGCAGTGGGTACACCATGCAACTTGACCTCTCGAAGGTTTAAGAATAGGAGGCACTTTATGGCTGAAACAATCAGAATCGGCAAGGTATCGTCCATCGACTACGCCAAAGGCCTCGTCAGCGTAACTTACCCCGACCAAGACGGCAGTGTTACCAGACCCCTCCCGATGCTTTCAGAGTGGTATGGTATGCCGAACATCGGAGACCAAGTCCTCGTCCTGCACCTTTCCAATGGTGCGGAGGCAGGCCTTGTCCTTGGGCGCTACTGGAACGACAAGAATGTGCCAAAAGAAAGCGGAGCAGGCCTATTCAGAATGGATTTGAACAGGGACGGCACAGCATATATCAAATGCTCCGGCACGACCATTACCATCCTCGGAAACATCACTCTCAACG